TTCGTTAGATTTTAATCCGAGTCGCACGTTTAAGTCTGTTGAAACTCCAAATGGTTTATTGATTACAGGCGGGTACTTGCACCACTACGATGGTAACACCGTCGCGGAAAATGGGTTTTTTAACTTTCCTGTTTTTGATGGGACAACCCCGTCAACCTTAACTCCTGCTGGGACAGGGGGAACATGGTCAGGAAGACTTGGGACTTATCGTTACCGCGCAGTGTACGAATGGTATGACGAGATGGGCAACCTGCATCGGTCAGCACCCTCGGATTCAATAAAAGTAGAGATTAGCGCTAATTCCCAATCTGTTCCTTTAAAAATATTTGTTCCTCAGTTTACGCGAAAAACCACGGGGCGCGCTGATTCGGATGCTACAGGGGTTCATGTCTGCATTTACAGGACAGCTAAAAATGGCTCTTTGTACCACAGGCTGGCCTCGAAAGGGATTGACGGTGTAAGCGGAGGCTTTGCCGCATTACGGCACCAGGAGTTTACTGACTTTGGCACAGTGACTGACGAAGAGCTGGTAGACAACGAGGTCCTGTATACTGACGGCGGTATTCCAATGAACACCTTTGTTGGCTCATGCAAAGACCTAGCGTTGCATAAAGAGCGTGCATTTGTGACCACTTCAGATAACGCTGTACTGTTTTCTAAATCAATGGGAGCACGCGATGGTGTCAATTTTACAGACATCGGAACAGCTCGGGTAGGTAGCGAGAAGCAGTCGATAAACGCAATTGAAAGTGCCGGAGAAGCATTTTTAATATTTACGGACTTTGATGGTTTTTACATTACTGGGGAAGGACCGGACCAGGCAGGTGTTGGCGCTTTTACAGAGCCTAAGCGTTTTGCACCTGGACTTGGGGCGATAAGCTCTTCTGACCACATAACTTCTTCTGAAGGTGCATTTGTTCATTCTACTCGCGGGCTTGTCAGAATTCTTCCAAATTTAAAAGTAGACTATGTCGGTGCTGGCGCAGAGGATGTTATTGGTAACAGCTCAATTCATTCAATGTGCATAGATGAAGCAGCGAATGAAGCTAGGTTTTTTTTGACCAACACAGCAAGTGGGTCCTCAAACGAGATTGTGGTTTACCACACTTTGTATAATCAGTTAACGGTGCATACCGTGGACTATTCAGGCAGCAACTACGGAGTAGGCGCTTTTTATATGGACTCTGACCTGTACAGGGTTACTGCTGACGGCAACGTGCATAAGTATAGTCCTAAGGTCTATACCGATGACTGCACAGGTTCTGAAGTTGTCTACAGCATGAAGATAGCAACGGGCGACATTAACATTGCGGGCCTTCAAAACGCGCAGCGTATATACAGAATTATTTTGCTTGGTGATTACAAGAGTGCGCACACATTGTCCGTCTCCTCTTTTGTTGACTACAGCGTCAACTTGTTTGATTCGACAAAAATAGAAAGTTTTTCTCAGGACGTTTCTTCGGATAACGACCCCTATAACTTTAGAATGCATTTTAAAAATCAAAAGTGTAAAGCGGTCAGAGTGCATGTAACAATTGGCGGGAGTTCTGCTACCGGTGAAGCTGTTATCCTTCAAGGCTTGGCTTTTGAGGTTGGCGCAAGAGCAGGCACATTTAAGCTGCCAACAACACAGACACTGGCGGGGAGCTAAGCTATGGTTGCTAGACCTACGACAACAGTTGGTGAGGTACTTTCACTTACGCAGGGCGTTCTTGCAAACCCTCAGGTGTCCAACTCTATTGCTCGATTACTTCGCCGGTCTAAGCAGAGCAAGGATATCTCCGAAGCTCTAATGGCGGAGCTTCAAAGCGGTGTGCTTAGCGGGGCAGCGGGTAATCAGGCGGGTAGGTTAGCAAGGTATCACGCTCAGGTAGGCAATTTCTTTGAGCGAGAAGCAAAAGCAAGAGGCATTGAGGCTGTAAGCAAGAAAGCGGGGCCAGGGGCGCTGGGCTCAGCGGCGATTAATGCTGTTGGAGCTTTAGTGAGTGAGGGGATTAAGTCAGGCCTTTTTGAAACAGACTACTCGAAGGTTAAGGCAGGCGAAGCGGACGAACTGGGTTTAAACCTTGCGGAGCTTCAGGACCTGACGCTTTCTGATGCTGAGCTAGCAGAGGTTGGCTATGATGACCCCGGAGACCCGCTGGGGCTAAAATACAACTACGGCGGCACTGTATTACCCGAGACAATGCGAACTCCTTCACCTGAAGTTACCTCTCTGCAACCAAGAGGTCAGGACGCTTACCGAGGGGAGATACTAGGGACGCAGGCGTTTTTAGCGCCGCAGTTTGAAAACCGGCTTTACCCAGGAGGCCAACCCCGTGATATGCCTGCTCCGGCTATTGCGCCGAGGGTGCCTAGTGCTTTAGGAGAACAGTCTTTAGGCATTGGAGATTTTTCTCCTAGGCCGTTTGAGCGTCCCGATACAGTTGATTTAAGTTTGCCCCAAAAGAGAGAGGTGCCTGCTCCGTCTTACGCAGATACCGAAATGGCACAAAAGGCTCAAATACTTGACTCGGAAAACTTTAGGTCAGGAACAAAGGCGTCCAAAAAGTTAAGCACCATTGGTGATATGACCGTGCGCCAGTTTAGCGATGCCTTGCAGGATCCCAAGAAACGCGAAAAACTAGAAGAAATGCTTAGAGCAATGGGCCAGCAAGGAGGGATGCCTCAATGATAGCAGTACCAAACCTAGGACGCGCGGTAGTACAAACGGCTCAGCAGGCCAGCAACTTTAACCCTCTTTCGGGCGAGCGAACCTACAAGGGAACAGACCAAGAGACTGGGTCGCATCAGTATGAGTATGGTCTTGATAGTGAGTACGACCTTTATCATTTTGGTGACCAGGCTTTTAGTCCAAAACAATTTGGCGAGCTTGACCCTTTTGAAGAGGAGTATCTTAGGGGGTTAAAAGAACAGGCTCTTGGCCGGACCAAAACCGCCGCTCAACGTCAAATTGAAGAGAGTACTCAGCGAATGGCTGGGGGAATGCAGGGCATGATGGCTGCTCGCCAGAGCAGGAACGCGGCGGCAGCTTTACGTGGGGGGCGACAAGCCGCAGAGATGGTGTACGCTCAAGGACAGGAGGCCCTGGGTTTTCAGAGGCAGCAAGATATGCAGGCGGGAGAGGACGCTTTTCGCCAGGCTGCACTTGGTAAGATTTCTGGTGCCGGAATGCAGCGGGCGCAGCGGTCGGCAGCGCAAAGAGCAGCAGGGTATCAGATGGGAGGAGCAGCCGTCAGCGGTGCCGCAGCCATTATTGCAGCACTGATAGCTGCATTCCCATCTGATAAAGGATTAAAATCAAATGTTTCTGAAAAGGAAGGCAAGAAAGAGCTTCGCAGCATGCTTAAGAATATGCGGCCAGTTAATTATGACATGGGCGGCAAGAATGAGTCTGGGATTATTGCTCAAGACTTGGAGCGTTCTAAGGCTGGGCAAGAAATGGTTCGACGAGGCCCTGCTGGCTTGCGCATGATTGACACCAGAGAGGCTTCCAAGAAAATGCTGGCAGCGATGGCGCTTATGCATGAAGATAACGAAAAGTTAAAAGCTCGACTTGCAAAGCTTGAAGGCAAGAAAGGCGGTAAGTGATGGCGCAGATACCTCTTTATGACCCAGAGACTGGAGACCTAGTAAATGAGGCAGCATTAAGAGAACAGGAAGACGAGCGTTTAAGGCAGCGTCCTCGTAAGTCTATTACCGAAATGCGGTTAGCGGGTGGTCTTGCAGGCGGGGAGTTTATGCGTGATTACACGTCTACCCCTGAATATCGCCAAAGAGCTATCAGGAAAGACCTTGAGCGAGCCAGAGCTGTTGGTCAGCAAAATTTGGCTACCACGGAAACGCGTCTTAGTGAGCAAGCGGCTACTCAAAAGGCAGCGCAAGAAGCCAGTGAGATGAAGGTTCAGGCAGGCATCGAGGAAGCAATTAACGATGCTTTTCAAAGAGCCTACCAAGAAAACAAGGCAATGGGTTTAAGCGAGGAAGCGGCCCTTGTTATGGGCCGACAGGCCGCCAATGACGCGCGTGCTTTTTTTCAAAGTGCCTCCGCAGGTGCGCCGGTGCAGCTTCAGCGCCCAGTTGAAGACCCTCAGGCTTCTGGCGAGCTTATAGTTCAAGCCATGCAGGATAAGGACCAGGGCCTGCTCGACCTGGAGAGGGCTCGATTGGCCCAGCTTAGAGGCTTGGGAGCGCAGCTTGAAGACCAGTATGCCACGGAAAGAGGCTCTGTTCTTGCCCAGCAAGCTATTCTTGCTAGACAGACAGAGGAGCAGTCTGAGGTTAATCGGGCGTATCGAGAGCAAGAGCGTAGACGCATTGAGTCAGAAAACGTCAGTCGCCAACTTCGTGCCGAGGCAAAGGAAAAAGCGCAGCAAGACATCGATGAGGCTGTTGCCGAAGTAGTTAATTTTAAGATTGACCCTAGGCGTTTCTACAAAAACACCGGCACCGCTCTCGCGTCTGCTGTTGCTGTAGCTCTTGGCGAGTTTGGAAGTAAGCTTGCGGGAGGACCAAACACTGCTCTAGCTATTATCAACAGAGCAATTGATCAAGATATCAATGCCCAAAAGACCGAGCTTCAGGGGTTAAAATACGGTGCTGCCGCAGCGGGCAACGCTTACAAGCGACTTCTGGACCAGCACGGTGATGCGGAGAAAGCGGAGAGGCTTGCAAGGGAGCAGGCCCTTACGTTTGTTGGTCTTAAGCTGGGTGACATTGCAGACAAGTACAAGGTTCCTTTGCAGGCATCAAAACTTGGCGAGCTTATTTCTGGTATCGAAAAGCAGCGCATCGCAAATGCAATGACCATCTCTGACAAGGAGTTTGCCTCTCGCATTGAGGCGGCTAAGCTTCGACCAGTCGTTGGTAAAGGCAGCAAGCTTGAAGCAAAAGACCGAGAGTTTTTTCAGGATATGGCCGAGTTTCAATCAGGGATTCAAGAGATGCGGCAAGACTTTCAGGCCATTGGCGGTAGCGTTATGAATCAGGCGTTGCGCTGGGCGTTTTCTGGGGAGTCTAAAGAAAAACTTCTTCAGCAAATTCCTTCAGCAATAACTCCAAAATTTGCTGACAGGGTAGTACAGTTTGCTGAGCGAGGCCGAACGTTGTCCAAGACGCTTTCAAAAATGAAGGAGGGCGGCAAGATTTCCGATATGGATTTAATTTTCTATATGGAACGTATGCCCTTATCTACCGACAACGATAGCATGATTCTCTATAAACTTGAGGTTCTTGAGACGCTTGCAAGAAACGCCTTGCGAATGAGAACAGAGCTTACTCAAGGGGAGTTTGATAAGTTCAACAAACGTCTTCAGGCTCAAATGAAAAACAGCGGAGTAACAAGCAGTAGCAATTACGAGTCAGAGCAGATTAAGAAACAGCTTGGGATTAAAGACTAATGGCAACGCAGCTTTATAACTTTGAAACAGGTAGCTATGAAAGTGTTCCTGACGACAAGGTTCAGGAGTTTGTTCTTGCTGGAGGTCATGCTTTTGGTGAAGACCAGCAAGTGGGCATTGTTCTGCCCAATGGTCAGGGCTACAAAGTTTCTGGCAAAAAAGCTATGGAGGCTCTTAGGCTTGGGGCAAGCTTTGAATCAGAGTCTGCTGCCATCAAAAGAGAGTACCGTCAAGAATATGGCAGTGGGTTTGATAACGCTCTCTTGGCCTTTGGTGCTGGTGTTGGCCGTG